AAGTATATAATAGGACAAATCAATGCACTGGAATCAGTGCGTCAGGAAATCTCTAACCTGCTAAACGATAAGGAGCATAATGAAGGAACAGTCATCGATATTAACACCAAACAATAATATTATTGGTGTAAAAAAATCAGAGAAAAAAGAAAAAGAACCTAACTTACCAAAACCTACTGGGTGGAGGATGATAGTTTTACCTTTTAAGATGAAAGATAAAACTAAAGGTGGATTAGTATTAGCTGAAACAACTATAGAGAGGCAACAAGTTGCATCTCAAGTTGGATTAGTTTTAGCTATGGGACCACAATGTTATAAGGATAAAGAAAGATATCCTGAGGGCCCGTGGTGCAAGGTCAATGATTGGGTAATGTTTGCGCGTTACGCTGGATCAAGGATCAAGATAGATGGCGGAGAAATGCGTCTTCTAAACGACGACGAAGTGTTAGCAACAATAGACAGTCCAGAGGACATATTGCATGAGTTTTAATCATAGGAAGGAGTAAACTATGCCAGAAGAAAATAAAACTGTTGATATAGATACATCAGGTCCTGGTGCAGAAGTTAATCTGCAGGAGGAAAAAAACGAAAACGAAATCGAGGTAGAAAATGAAACAGTTGAGAACAATACTGAGTCCAATGATTCATCTGAGAAATCTGATGAGCAGTTGGATGTTCGAGACGATGCGAACAATCAAGAACAAGAAAAAACGAAACAAGAAGAAGTAAAACAGGACGACGGAAAATTAGAAGAATATAGTAAAGGTGTTCAATCACGTATTGCTAAACTTACTCGTAAAATGAGAGAAGCAGAACGTAGAGAACAAGCTGCTATAGAATACGCTAAGTCGGTTGAAGAAAAAAGAAAACAAGATTATTCTCGTTTTCAAAAAACAGACTTAGATTATTTAGAAAAATTTGAGAAAAATGTTAGTGCTGGATTAGAATCTGCAGAGCGAGAACTTGCAGTAGCTATCGAGACACAAGATGCAAAAGCTCAAATTGCAGCAAATAAAAGAATAGCAGAACTCTCTTTTGAGAATGCTAGGATTAAACAAGCAAAACAAAGTAAAGAACAGGTTAGTACAGAACAATCTGTACAATCTGCTGACAGTGGAAACATTGCACAGCCTCAACCTGAAAGTACACCAATGCCAGATGCGAAAGCGGAAGCTTGGGCTGCTAAAAATGAGTGGTTTGGAAGTAACAGAGCCATGACTAATACAGCTATAGCACACCATCAAGATCTGGAAAGTGAAGGTTATGACACTTCTTCACAGGACTATTATAAAGAAATAGACCGAAGAATGAAAGTTGACTTTCCTGCTAGATTTGGTAATACTACAGAAGAGAAAACGTCCACTCCCGTGCAAACGGTTGCATCGGCTTCACGAAGCGTAAAACCTGGACGCAAAACTGTGAGACTCACTTCTTCTCAAGTAGCAATAGCTAAAAAATTAGGAGTGCCACTCGAAGACTACGCAAAACAATTAAAACTCACGAAGGAGGCATAAGCGTATGGAAAAAGAAAATAAAACTACTTCTCGTGCGAGTCAAACTAGGTCAAAGACTGAAAGGCCAAAAGTTTGGGTCCATCCGTCAGCTCTAGACGCACCCCCTGCACCTGATGGTTTCAGGTATAGATGGATAAGAGCAGAAAGCGTTGGCTTTCAAGATACGAAAAACATATCTGGAAGATTAAGAGAAGGATATGAACTAGTAAGATCTGAAGAAGTCGAAAATGCATCTGACTATCCGACCGTTGAAGACGGGAAATACAAGGGAGTTGTTGGAGTTGGAGGCCTTCTACTTGCGAAGGTACCTGAAGAAATCGCGAAGCAAAGACAAGCGTATATGACTGACCGTCATAAACAAAGAGACGAAGCTGTAAGAAACGATTTAATGAAGGAGCAGGATAGTAGAATGCCGATCAATGTTGAAAGGCAATCTCGTGTAACCTTCGGTGGTACTAAGAAATAATTTTTTAACTATTTCTAAATCACTGGATTAAATTAAACCGTACCTGTCCGTAGGATAGGTGCATATGGAGAAACAACTATGGCAAATAAAAACACTCAAGGTTTTGGTTTGATTGCTGCAGGAACGCTTGGTTCAACACCAGCGACTTCTGGTCAGGGCAAATACAAAATCGATGCGGGTTATGCAACTACCATTTTTAATGGTGGTGCTGTTGCTTCTGCTGCTGGTTACATCGTTGAAGGACAAGGAACTGCGACTCCTATCCTAGGCGTACTTAACGGAATATTCTACAACGCGGCTACAACTTTAAAGCCGACGTTTGCGAATCATTACGTTCAAGTAACACCAGCAAACTCAGAAGATATCGATGCATTTGTATTCGATAACCCACAACAACAATATGTAGTAGCAACTGATGATGCAGTAGCACAAGCTGGATATTTAGAAACGTATGATATGAATGTATCTGCTGGTAGTACAACTACTGGTAAATCTTCAGCTACGTTAGATATTGCAGACACAAGTGCTGATGCAGATTCATGGAGATTATTAAGATCTGCTGAAGATCCTGAAAACGATGAAAATGCGGCTTTCAGATCTGTAGTAGTAGTTGCTAATCTAATTGAACTACAATCGTAATAGGAGAATAGGAGATAAATTATGGCTATATCACGATCACAACTAGTTAAAGAACTAGAGCCAGGATTGAATGCACTATTCGGCCTGGAATACAAAAGGTATGAAAATCAGCATGCTGAAATTTATGCCACAGAATCATCTGACAGAGCTTTTGAAGAAGAAGTAATGTTAAGTGGTTTTGCAAACGCACAAGTAAAAGGTGAAGGTTCTGGAGTTTCATTTGATGAAGCACAGGAAACTTTCACAGCTCGTTACACTCACGAGACTGTAGCTTTAGCGTTCGCGATTACTGAAGAAGCAATCGAGGACAACTTGTATGATAGACTTGCGTCTAGATATACAAAAGCTTTAGCTAGATCTATGAGTAATGCTAAACAAGTAAAAGCAGTTGAACCACTAATTCAAGGTCTTCCTACTACGGACGGTTTTGATTCAGGTGACGGTGTATCTTTATTTAATACACAACACCCAACAGTGGCTGGTGTTTTTGCTAATACTTTAGCAACTCAAGCTGACCTTAACGAAACTTCATTAGAACAATCTTTAATAGATATTGGTCAAATGAGTGACGAAAGAGGTTTAAGAATTGCTGCTAGAGGAGTAAAAATGATTATTCCTTCTGAGCTACAATTCACAGCTGAAAGATTGATGAAGTCTCAAGGTAGAACTGGAACAGCTGATAACGATATAAACTCAATCGTATCTATGGGAATGATTCCTCAAGGATACAGAGTCAACAACTATTTAACTGACTCAGATGCGTTCTATATCATTACAGACGTGCCTAACGGTATGAAAATGTTTAACAGAGCACCATTGACTACAGCTATGGAAGGCGACTTCGATACTGGCAATGTAAGATACAAAGCTAGAGAAAGATACTCTTTTGGAGTTTCTGACCCTAGAGGTATCTTTGGCGTTGAAGGTGTATAATTAATACTTTTTTTGTGGCGGGACATTGTTCCGCCACAATTGACAAATAGAAAGAAAAACCATGAAAAAATTCACAGTTACAATATGGGCATACGATCATTACGCAAAATTTAATGTTTTGTCGGAAGATAATGCTGTTTCTCTTGAAGAATCAATCCTTGACAAATTGGGAGAAAAGAGTATAAACTGGGAATATCTCGGAAACAACTATAATAACGAGATAAATCGAATAACTTATGAGGAGGTTATTGATGATACAAGACCTATACAAACAAAAAAGGTCCTTGGAGTTGAAGTGGCAACAGGAGCATCTGTCTAATGATAGATACACTCTTGAGATGGTCAGAATTGATGACAAAGTTAAACAAGTCATTACTGAGATCAAGCTTGAAGAAGCTCAAATTGCTCACAGGCAGAATAGCGTTGAAGGCGCTGCTCCACAAGTTTCTGTAGCTACTTAAGTCACAAAGCTACATCGCTGAAATCGCACTTTCTTATAAGGCTCTCTTGCACTCTACTAAAAACTAAGTTATAAATAACTCACTATACATAATAATAATTGTTAAATGTAGACGCGTATAGTCGACAACCCTAGGGACTACATTTAAAATATCTAGGAGGATATTAATATGGCAAATACTACATTTACAGGACCAGTTCGATCAGAGAACGGTTTTGAAGTAATTGATAAAAGTACAGTAACAGGTGCAGTCACATCTACAATGAGCGTAAAAGAGTTCACTGCAACTATTACAGTTGCAAATGGTCAAACTACTGGAAAAGAAACATCTATCCAAATACCGACAAACTTTATTCCATTAGGAATAGGTGTCGTAGTAACTGTTGCATCTGCAAACGCTGTTAACTTAGTTGACATCGGAACAGACGCTGACACAGACGGTTATGTTGACGGAGCTTCTTTAGCTACTAACACAACTGGTTGGAAAGGTTTCTTAGGCTGTAATGGTGCACTTGGTATGTCTGGTTTCGCACCAGGTGTAGCAGGTTTAACTGGAGACGAAGTTGAACTTGTTTTATCTGGAGACCCAGGACATGGAGCAGGCGGAGCGCCAGCTGTTACAACAATTGTGTTGAAGATTTTTGGAATTGATTCTACTTCTGACACAGCATAATAAATAATTAACTCGAGGTGCCTGGTAATGCAGGCACCTTTTAAAAGGAGGAAAACATGGCAGCAGACACAGTATTAAATACAACTGTATTCGACGGAGCAAAAAAAGTAATCACTCACTACAATGTGGTTTCGGGTGACGGAGAGGGAGGCACAACTGCAATAGTTGATGTTTCAGGATTATCAACAAACAATGGTAAAACTTGCAAAACAGTAAGATTAAATAAAGTTAGTTTTAATGTTTCTGTAACAGCACCTGCTGATGCAATTAGAATGGTTTGGGGTGGATCAAATGTTGTTTTTCAAACATTAAGTGGAGAAATGGAATATGATTATTCTTCATTTGGTGGATTAAAAAATAATAAAGCTAGTAGTTATACAGGTGATGTAAATCTTACTTTACCAGCTTGCTCTGCAGGAGATACAGGCACAGTTGTTTGTGAGTGGATTAAAGTTTACGAAGTATAGGAGGCTAAATGGCTAATACTACCTCGAACACTACAACGTTCGACAAAACTTTTTCTATTGATGAAATAATAGAAGAATCATTTGAACGTATAGGATTACAAGCTGTTTCAGGAAATCAGTTAAGATCAGCAAGAAGATCTCTTAATATTCTATTTCAAGAATGGGGTAATAGAGGTATTCATTATTGGGAAGTTTCGGAACTTGATCTTGATTTAATTCAGGGACAAGCTGAATATAAATTCTTTAGATCATCTGCAGATGGTACAAGTGCTACTTCAAATCCTAATGGTATTTATGGAATGTCCGATGTCCTTGAAGCACAGTTAAGGAACAATAGAACTCAAACAACTCAATCAGATAGTCCAATGACAAAAGTTGATAGATCTACTTATGCAGGTTTTTCAAACAAACTTTCACAAGGAACCCCTAATCAATATTGGGTTCAAAGATTTATTGATTATGTAAGTATTAATATTTACCCTACACCTGATTCTACTAATGCATCTAAAGATATGCATTTTTATTACATAAATAGAATTCAAGACGTAGGTGATTATACAAATGCTGGAGATATACCATTTAGATTTGTACCTTGCATGACTTCAGGATTAGCTTTTTATTTAGCACAAAAATATCAACCACAATTAGTTCAACAAATGAAATTATATTATGAGGATGAATTAGCTAGAGCATTGGCCGAAGATGGTTCAGCTTCAAGCACGTTTATTACACCTAAAGCTTATTACCCAGGAACTTAATGTCTAAGTACGCAACAGGAAAAAATTCAAAAGCAATATCGGATAGATCAGGTATGGAATTTCCATATAGGGAAATGGTTAGAGAGTGGAATGGTTCCTTTGTACATTATACAGAGTTTGAACCAAAACAACCACAACTTGAACCTAAGCCAATGGGAGGTGATGGTGTTGCATTATTAAATGTTAGACCTGATAGAACAGAACCAATCACAACTGTAATGATATCACAAGATGGTTTTGAAACATATGCTGCAGGATCAGGAATTATAAATGTATTTTCACCTGGTCATGGTTTAACAAATGGTACAACTTATTTATTTAGAGGACCTCCAACAGTTTCACCTGGAACAGGAACATCAACTAACCCTGTTTTTGCTTATGCAACTATTCCTAACTTTGATGGAATTACAGGAGCACAAATAGGACAAGGTTCAGGCTATGCTATTACAACAGGAAAATATGTAAGTGATACAGGAGAAGGAAGTCCTGGAAGAAATACATCTGATTATATGATTACTAATTTCTTCTTCTTTACAGTTAATTCAGATACTGCTACAACTGGGAGTATAAAAGGAGGAGGTTATGGTTGTTCTGTTGGACCCATA